GTCTTTAATCAAGATGCATCCAAAAGAAGCAAAAGGTGCAGGATTTGCAAGAGCAAAAGCAATGGAACTGTATTCTGGACAAGAATATTTTCTTCAAATTGATTCACATACAAGGTTTGTTCCTGGGTGGGACGCAATATCTATTGATCAGTTAAATAGGGCTAAGAATATATCTGGTCATAGTCGTGTACTATTGTCATATTTTCCAGCCCCATACGAGCCAGAAAGAAATGGCGGTATGTTTTTAGTTAAAAATAATCCAAAAATAAAGTCATATCCAACTAGACAAAGGATATTATTAAATAAAAGAAAGCAATGGACAGCAGAAAGATTTGAGTTTGATAGTAAACTAAAAGAAAACCCAGAACTTTCTGAGACAGTTTTAGGAGGATTTATATTTTCGGATGCTTTAATAGTTAACGAAGTACCTTATGATTCAGAGATTAGTTTCTTTGGTGAAGAGGTTTGCTTTGCTATGAGGTCATGGACAAGGGGATGGGACATATACTCTCCTTCAAAAAATATTGTATACCACTTTTATTCCCGTGGAGGATATAGTAAGATATGGAAAGATAGAAATCTACGGGGAATATCTTGGAAAGAAATAGAAGAAATATCATATAACAAACAAAAAAGAATTCTTTGTGGTGAAGAAGATGGAGTCTTTGGTGCTGGATCTGTAAGAACTCTTGAAGAATATGAGATATTTACTAATACTAACTTTAAAGATTTTTATAGTTTGACAAAACCGTAGTGTTAGGATATAATTAAAACATGTGGAGTGGTGATATGAAAGATATTTTTATTGTTGTTTTTGCAACATTGTCAGTTTGCTTTGCAGCATCATATATCTTAGTCTTAAGGCAGTCTATTAAACTTAAAAGAGATGTTTCAAAACTTTTTATTGAAAAGACTTTGCTTCAAGAGTATGTTGATATAACTAAGTCTACAAAAATAAAAGAAGATTCAGATGATTCAATACATAAAGAAAACTTTATTAAGTTTCTTTCTGATTCTAGACTATGGGCATTTGAATATATTGAAAGTGTTCAAAAAGGATTAACTAAGTTTATTAGTGATGTTGATGCAGATATATCTCACTTTGATGAATATGGAGAGGCGCTTTCTATGTCAAGACCAGACTATCCATCTATGAAAAATATATCAAAAGCATATAAAGAATTAAAAACACTATTGCCAGAGGATGAAATAAAACAATGAGAGATATATTGTTGTCAACACTAACAGGTTTTGGATGTGGCGTAGTATTTGCTGCATTCAAATTGCCAGTACCAGCACCACCAGTTTTTGCGGGAGTCGCAGGAATTGTAGGGCTATGGGCTGGATATGCTATACTAATAAAGGTTCTATCCTAGGAGGAAAAATGAACACAGAACAACTAAAGGCACTACTTGCATCATACGGACGTTCAGTCCTTGCATCAGGCCTTGCACTATACATGGCAGGCGTAACAGATCCAAAGGATCTATGGACTGCACTTGTTGCAGCAATCGCACCAGTGGCAATTAGAGCAATCAATCCAGCAGACAAGGCTTTTGGTATCTTGCCAGATGCTAAGGCTGTAGAGACCGCTCTGAAGGCTGCTAAGGCACCTGTAAAGAAGAAGGCACCTGCTAAGAAGGCAGCGCCAAAGAAGTAATATTTACTTACAGAATCGCCAGTCTAGAGATAGGCTGGCTTTTTTGTTTTACGAGTTAATTAAGTTTATGTATTTATCTCTTAATGACTCTGTTGAAAAATTAAGAAACCCAAGATCAAATGCTTCTTGTTTAACTAAACTATCTTTCTTTTCCATGTACTCATCAAGTGTTTTTGCAAGAGTTTTTGCATCAACATTATATACATCAATAACAGCCTTAGCCTTAAACTCATCAATCTTACTTGCCTCTACCGTCCATTTATCAGGAAGGATAGAATTGTTTGGAGAAATACGGGGCATGAAAACAGGTAGCCCACTAAGAAGAGCCTCATTCATAGGTAAACACAATCCAGCATACCTCCTAGGCAATACCATTGCATCATAGCCAGAGTAAAGATCTTCTGGCTCCATTGTTGTATTGGTTTGGATGGTTAGTCTTTCATTTTTATATTTAATGTTTAAATCAGTTTGAGTTTTAATTACAACTTCGTAATCTCCCTCAGAATAGTTAAGCATCTCTATTACAGAGTTAGTGCCGTTTCTATCTTTAACCGCAGCCTTACCACCAATATGTAGTATGCGATTATGACTCTTTGACATATTGCTTTCTTTTGCATTCTTAAAGTTTTCATGGTTTGTTGGTGGCGGTAGATAAACAACCTTACAACTATCACCAAAAAGTTTAACTATCTTATCCATATTCCATAGGCTAGGAGCAATAAGGACATCTGGAAGCGACCACTCTGTGTGTACAAGGTTTCCAAAGAACTCGTAATTATATTGAAGTATTGTCTTAACACCACGAGATCTTGCTATATCAATAAATCTTGGACTATAGAATGTCTCACAACTAATTACTACGTCAAGACCTGTAATAAAGTTTGCTATCTCAGCAGTTGTTGGAAATCCTTTTAGTGTAGCAGTATAGTTATATCCATCGTACCAATCAAAATGTTGTTTATTTTGATTAAAGAACCTTGAGTTAATAAGCATAACCTTATCAGGGTTTAACATATTAACTAATTCCCTAGTTTGATTACCAAGACCAGTATCATCGCATCTTGCAATTATTCCAACTCTCATTCAGAATACCCCCAAATAAGATCATCGCTAGTATACTTTCTTGTGCCTTGACGACCATCTAAATGATATGATCTTTTTATATTTCCTTCTGGATGATATATCCATAACTTATGCTTATTCCATCCATCTTCAGAAAATACGCCATATGGAGAAATATCATCTTGAATTCTTCCATGCGTTGTATCTTCAATAAAAGCAAAGTCTTCTACTTCTGGAAGAATAACTTTTCTATAGTATTCAATAGTAGATAGGTGTGGTCTTTGGCTCCATTGAGATGTTTTCATAAAACCATTTTCTAGTCCAAACATTAAGTGATTGTGTGGCTCAGGTATTGATGATTCAAAATGAAATCTAATTGTATTTGCTTTTTCATACTCAATCATGTCTAAGCACTTGTCCCAGTCAATCTCAACATCAGGTGTAAGTGGAGCATCTCCTTCAACATAAAGAAGGCAAGATGTATTGATAAGGTTAATAGTCTGTTTTAACATTGTGCTTTGATGACTATGCCTATTAAATATAATTGGCAAAACATTTTTATATTCGTGAAGACACTTCCATAAAATTCTATTCTTGTATTCATCATAATCCTGTTTGCGATGCAACTGCTCTCTTCTTAATCCATCAATCTGCATTATAATTTCATTATTAGGAAAGTGGTATCTAATAGATTTAATAGTTTCATCTATCATGTCTGTACTTGGATGCCCTGGAATTATTGATGTTGCAAGAATAATAGTTATATCTCTTTTATGCATTTATCTGCCTCATAATCTTAATTCCTAGATCTCTTTTTTGTTTGATCCACCAACACACTACTTGGTGCATATTGTTTGGATACTGATCTAATAGTTCTGGAACTAACTTATTAAGTTCATTCCAGTTTGATACATATTTAAATGGAAGATTAATTCCAAACATGTCCTTATAAAAATCTGTTTGTATTCCTTTTGGATCTATTGTATCTGCTATTGGTAATGTTAATAACTCTATTGATTCAAAAAATCTAAAAGTATCTATTACTGCTGATCCAGAAGGACAAGGGGTAATTTTTGCACTTGCAAGTTTAGCATAGTAATCTTTTGGTTTATCTCCTTGTGAAAAGCCTGCTGTTGGACCATATAAAGAATTCTTTAGGGTTGGCATAACATGAGATAACTCTACCCTTCTTTGGTGAGTAATCTGTCCACCAAAATAAACATCGTATTCTTTTTCTTTGTATTCTGGAACATTATTACTTAAGTGCTGTGGAACACCAATTGGCATTTTATTATATGCTGCATGTTTTTTATAAGGGTATTGAATCCATATCTCAATATTTGGATGATTAATTTTATCTACATCAAACTTAGCACTTTCATCTCCATTAATAAATAAAACAACTCTAGAAATTTTACTTAACTCCCTAGATAGTCTATTTTCATTTCCAGCAGTTTGAGGTCCAGGGATTACAACAAAGGCTCTATCACTTTCTGGAATCTTTGTAACTTTTATTTGATTAATTTCGTACTTATCAAATATTTCTTTTATTAATCCATAATCCCACTTGTCGCTTGCATAGTCTTTTCCATCATGAGAATATAAGTAGGCATTAATCATTTAGTACCCCTAACAAACATCCATTGCGGATGCATATGATTTTCAAAAACTAATTTATTAAAACCTATGTTAGTCAATATCTTTTCAATTTCAGTCTTAGATGTTTGATAAGAGTATGGTGAGTTTTCTTCTCCAATAACAAATTGAAAATATAGATTGCCACCGTTTTTTAAGTTATCGTAGGCAAGTTTTATATAGTTAATCTTTTCTTGATGCTCAATATGCTGAAAAACCAACATTGAGTATACTAAATCAAGATTGTTTACAACTTCTTGATACTTTATATTATCTTTCTTAGGTGCAAGGTTTATCATTTCATCAGAGATATCTAGTCCGTAAAAATTACATTCACCATACTTGTCTGCTAAAGGAACTAATAGCCTTCCTATTCCGCATCCAATTTCTAAAACATTGTTCCAGTTATCATTATTATTTTCTATAAGATTTAAAAATGTTTCAGTGGATGCCCACTCATCTGCAATATATTTATACCTAACATCTGGATCTTTTGCAGCGTTATCCCAAAAAATTTTAGATTGATTCATAGTATAAGTGAACCTCATGTTGATAGTCTAAAATTATTTCAGTATAACCTAATCCTTTAATCCATTGTCTAAGATTATATAAAGATTCATTCCACTGCTGTAGCATAAACTCAGGGTGTCCAGATAACCAAATCTTTGGTTTGTGCTCTCTAAGCACCTTCTCAGCCCCTCCTAGGACCCTCCACTCACTGCCCTCTACGTCCAATGAAATGGCGGTAGGTGGCTTAATCCCGTGATCATATACACAAGAATCTATAGTAATCTGACCATAGGATTCTCCTTCAAGGTATAGTTCTTTGAATCCGTGGGCTGCTTCAATTACGTTGTTAACTTCTGGTGGCCATTCATTATAATATATTCTTGAAAGATTATTTATCTTATCAGATGCAAATCCAGGAATACAAACCATTGGAAGATCTAGATTGTTTGCACTCCAAAGCAATGGAAAGTGTGACCAGACTTTAGGGTTTGGTTCAAATAAAACTACTTCAGCACCCCACATTTGACATAGAGCAGCAAACTCGCCTTCTTCTGCACCAACATAGTACATAACATCTCCAGAAGAAATATTTTCAGACATGTGTCTTAGTCTTGGTTTTTCCCAACCTTTAGGTTCGTACCATTCGGGGCGAGCAGCACGATGATCTGGCAAAGTAATCTCAAACTCACCATTAACTATTACTTTTTTCATCTCTGTCATTTCTGCAACCAGTCTACTAATGATACTTTCGGTGTCCATCCAGTTAAAACTTTAAACTTTTCATTAGACGCAAGAGTTTCTTGTACTTCCCCAATTCTTGACGGGATAAACTTAACATCATTTGAAATCATATTAGCAATATCAATTATAGAATAGTTACTTCCATACCCAATGTTATAGACCTCACCAAATCCATGACTTACTTCAGATGCAAGAATATTTGCTTCTACTACATCAGATATATGTGTAAAGTCTCTGCGCTGAGATCCATCTCCAACAACTGTTAATGGTTTGCCTTCATGATATTGTTTTAAAAACAAGCCTATTACTGGTGCATACTGACCCTTTAGCGGTTGTCTATCTCCATAAACATTGAAGTATCTGAGTGATATAGTCTCAAGACCATAAAGATTATAATAAACTCTTGCAAGGTTTTCACCAAACACCTTTGCAGTAGAGTATGGGGTTAGTGGATCAGATGCTTGTGTCTCTATATTTGGAAGTATTGCTTTCTTACCATAGGCAGATGATGTACTAGAATAAACAAACTTCTTTACTTTTGCTAAGCGAGATAGTTCTAATACATTGGCAGTTCCCACTGCGTTAGACTCAATAGATTTTCTAGGATTTAAGATTGCTGGCTGAATTCTTGCATCAGATGCAATATGAAATACATAATCTATTCCATTAAATAAATGTTCTATCTTCTTATAGTCACATATATCATATTTATAGTTATTTGCTTTTAGGTTCCAATAAAACTGCTCGTGACATTCTGCTGATTCATTATCTATACAGATAACATTATGACCAAGTTTTATGAGTTTATCAACAAGGTTGGATCCAATAAAGCCTGCTCCTCCAGTTACTAAGCAATTCATTTAATACCCAACTCTTCTAAGATTGCAGTCCATCTATGGACATAGGTGTGTTCTTTCTTTGTACGGTTGTGACCGTTAACTCTGATTCTTTCTCGTACTAAAGAGTTTTCAAGATACTGATCTATCTTATCTCTTAAGTCATTAAAGTTTCCATGCTTATAAAATACAACTTCATCAGGCATAAAGTATTCATCTAAGCCCTTAATTTCTGGGTAGATAGTAAAGCCACCACGACCAGTAGACTCAAACAGCCTGTCACTAGTGTAGTAAGGATATTCAAATCCTATGTTAAGACTATCTCCAACTGCAATCTTACTCTTGGCATAGATACGGTTTAGTGCATCCCCACGGATAGTTCCTGTGTCGCCATCTCCACCAACGTGAAGGAATCGTTTGCCGTATGTCTTTCTTAAGAAATCAATTAGTTCTGGGCGATACTTATGTTCATGGTGATATCTTTTGCTGCCAACAAAAATAACATCGTACTCAAAGTTTTGTGTGTCATAGTCTGGATGTATGTAACATTCTTTATCATATACCCCTGCAGGCATGAAATGTCCTTTAACGGAGGTATTGTGATCAAACCAATCAGCCATAAGTTTATCTACAGTAAAGAAATGTCCAATAGTTCTATAGAAACTATCATGCTTAAGATCATTTTGTCTATCAAGGCCAAACCATAAGTCTAAGTGATATGTCATTGTAGGTACACCAGAGGCGTTTAGTTGCTTAAGAACATCATCCATTGTAATGTTGCCAACGGTTTCCCAGCCATGTGTGTGTACCCAGATAAATAGATCAGATGTTGATGCTTTTTCTAGGATGGTTTGGGTCTTGGCCTTACGCTCCTGCAATTTTGTCACGGTATGGCCTAAAGACTCTAGACTACTAGCATGATGATTTTCACTACTATAAGATACTTCAAAATTACCAAGAAAAACTATATTAGCCAAGACTACCCCTTTGTTTTAAATCTAAAACAATTATAGCACGCCTAGAGGGATTTGAACCCCCGACAGTCTGGGTAGAAACCAGATACTCTTCCGCTGAGTTATAGGCGTTTAGTACACCAGGTAGGACTTGAACCTACGATAGCCGAATTATGAGTTCGGTGCCTTAACCAACTTGGCTACTGGTGCATAGACTTAAGTTTATTATATTTCTCTATCAAAGTCAAGCCAGTATTGTTTAAAATTATTTTTTGGTTCAAGATATCTAACTTCATCAATAATTTTATGTTTTAGTGCAGTCTTGATCATGTTGTCAGAATAACTTCCTGGTTCTGGTTTAG